GAGGCTACGCGCTCGAGGTCGAGCAAGAGCGATATTGCTCAATTGCTCAGATCGAAGACGGCATGGACGGCATCGCAGCCGTGGTGCGCAACGCGATAAAACGGATGGAAGCCGACCTGCCGCCAATGTTGGAAGGGCTGGACGCATCCGCTATGAAGCGATTGATCGCAGAGAAATCCGCGCAGGTCATACAGATCATTTACGATGAAGGTGAGCGAATCAAATCACCAATTATTGGCGAAATCTTGACAAACCACTAACAAAAAAAACATGAAATATTTATGCATTCTATTACTGGCGAGCTGCTCGACAACTCCGAAGAATCCTGAGAAGTATGTGGAGTGGAGTAGCAACTCGTGCCTGCCGACGGCGATCACGATGCGGCACGGCCTGCGCAACTCGACAAAGTGGAACGAGGTGCTGTTGTACCAATACACCTCGTTGAAAACTGGAGAGACAAAAGGTCATGCGGTCTGCGCATACCTCTACCCAGTCGGATCCAATCAACTTTGGGTATACGATTACGAAGGATCGACTCGCATTCGCGCCTATATCGACGACCCACTGAAGATTGCCCAGCTTGCCGAGGTTGCTCGTGGTCGATTGTACAACCAAGTATCGCAGGCTGAGTACTTGAAAAAATGAAAGTCAGCGAATCAAAGCGGCAATTCTTGGAAAAAACTCGCAGGATTAAGCGAGCATTTTTCAAGAACTTCCGGCCACCCAGCGACCTAACGCCTGCCCAATGGGCAAGTGACCGAGTTGTTATCCTAGACGGATTGACACCGAAATACTCGACGGTCAACGCACCGTGGCAGACCGAGCCTCTGAACATCGTCGCTGATCCTGAGGTCAAGGAGGTAGTCTATCTCGCACCAATTGGAACTGGCAAGACGACATTCATGGAGGCTGGGCTGTGTTATATCATCGCCGAAGACCCCGGCCCGACGTTGCTGGTGGGTCAGACCGACGACGACTTGAAGGACTGGGCCGAGACGCGGATGGACTACGCGATCATGAACACGGCAGAGACATCGGCACTGCTTCCGCGTGATCGGCACAAGAAACGCAAGATGGAAATTCTGTTTCCATCGATGAGTCTTTTCCTCACCGGTGCGAACCTGAGCGGACTGCAATCGAAATCCATGCGTCGCGTATTCTGCGATGAAGCATGGCAATACAGACCCGGCATGCTGAACGAAGCCCGAGGTCGCTTGCATGATCGGTGGAACAGGCAGTTTTTTATCCTGTCGCAGGCGGGAGTCAAAGGCGACGACCTCGACAAAGCGTGGGGTCATTCTGACCAGCGCGAGTTTAGTTTTTCCTGCCCGAGCTGCAACATTGTTCAGCCGTGGAAATGGTGCAACGTCATTGGCTACGAGGACGAGACTTTGGAACCGCTGGCTCGAGCGCAGATGGCACAACTCAAATGCGACAATGCCGACTGCGATTGGACGTGCGCCGACTCGCCACAACCGAGGAGGGCGCTGGCCGAGGGCGGTCAATATGTGGCAACAGCGGTCGGCATGCCCGGTCACGTCGGATTTCACTACAACGTGCTTGCCAACTGGAGAAAACCACTGTGGGAAATAGTGCTGTTGTGGATCGAGGCAAAGGCAGCGATGCGCGTCGGCAACGTGGATCCGCTAAGGCAGTTTATTCAAAAGCGCCTGGCAGAAACATGGGAGGAGGATCTGACAGACAACCGCGAGGCGCTAGTCGGCAACGGCTACCTCGTCGCCGAGTACACCGAGAAGCAGAAGATCGAGGAAGAGGCACATAGATTCCTGACAGTCGACAAACAGCGCGACCACTTCTGGGCTGGAGTCAGGGCATGGCGAGCGAGCGGGGAGTCGATGCTGTTGTGGTATGGCAGGATTGAGACTTTCGACGGCGTGCATGACCTTGCGCTGAGGTATCAGATCAAGCCACAGATGGTCTTCGTCGATGCCGGCTATGATACCGACCAAGTCTACTCGGCATGCGCTCGGATGAATTGGACGGCACTGCACGGCAGCGGTCAGAAGTCGTTCGCGTACAAAAAGCAAAATGGGGACATCATCCACCGACCATTCACGCGATTCCAAGATGCAACCGCCAGCGGCGGCGGAAAGGCTCGGTACGCTCACTGGGCGAGCGATCGCATCAAGGACATCTTGCACGCGCACCGCACCGGCATTGCTGGATCGTGGGACATCCCAGACGACATATCGGTCGATTTCTTGAAGCAGATTGACAGCGAGATAAAAAAAGAGGTCACCAACTCGAAGACCAAGCAGGTTGAGTATCGCTGGACGCGGACGCGGAATAACAACCACGCGTGGGACGTCGAGGCGATGCAGATCGTGGCCGCTCTCATGCTCAAGATCATCCCGGGCTTCGATGTTTGACATGGTCGCCTAGTCGATGGCTGCCAACGTCCGAGAAGTCGCGAGAAATTTATTCCACTACGCTAACTGCAACCCTCAGCGGATTGCAGGAATCAAGACTGCCTTCGATTCGGCGATGGGTGGAGCGCTTACGAAAGGCGGCATGGACAGCATCACGTCTGCCACCAAGAACGGAGTTACCATGGCAAAGCTCGTCGGTCTAAACGAAACGGAGCGGCAGACCGCACTGCGGATGGCCATGGAATATTTGAGCATCGGATTTGTGCCTAGCAGCAGCCGGTCGCTCGGTCGATTTTAACAACGGACACCATGGCAATACTCGACCAATTCGGCAGGCAGGTTAATTATAAGGCCGCGAGAGCTGCGCAGCAAAACTACCACAGGCCGTGGGAGCCGGTGCAAAAGCGCGACATCGAAGACCTCGTGCCGTCCAATGATCGTATCACGCTGCAAAGCCATGCTCGCAGAATCTATTTAAATTTCGGGCCGATCAAGAATGCCATCAACCAGCGCAGCATGTATGCCGTCGGCAGGGCATTCGTGCCGATTTACAAAGGCGGTGATGAGGAGTTTGGAAACATTGCTGGCAAGTTTCTGAACGATACATTCTACCGCATCGGTGATGCCAGAGGCGGCATGCATGATTTCAAAACCAACTTGTTTGGGTGGTCATCGTCGATTGATGTTGATGGTGAAATCTTTGTCTTGCTGACCGAGACAGCAACAGGCTTCCCGCAGTATCAGGGCATACCGGCACACAGGATTGCCACGCCCAAGGGATTTGCTGACGGGCAGATGTACCAGGGCGGCATGCTCAAAGACGGCATCGTCCACTATCAAAGCGGTGAAGCGAAAGCCTATGCATTCTGTGACAAGAATGGCGAGCTTGACCAGTGGCTACTCGCTGAAAATGTCATCCACTTATTTGATCCAGAGTGGCAATACCAAAGCCGCGGTTTAACGGCACTGACGCACTGCATTAATGACTGCCGCGACATGATCCAGTCCACCGAGTGGGAGCGATTGGCGATGCTCCAGATGAGCAGCATCTCGCTGGTCGAGTACAACGACAACGGCGGCCCAGACCATGATGATCCGTACAACGCACTGGTCGGCGACACCGAGACGGGCAATGGCATGACGGTCGAGTCTCTCGATGGCGGCACCGTCAGATATTTCCGCAGCAACTCGGGAGGCAAGATCGAGACGCTGGTCAACAATAGACCCGGCAATCCATTCCTAGATTTTCACAATCGCCTTTTAAAATCCGCGTTTGCTGGACTCAACTGGAGCATGGCTTTTTATGATGGCCACGGTGCCGGTGGTGGCACCGCTCAGCGCACTGAGATCGCCATGGCGCAGCGCTCCATCGAGGACAGGCAAGATCTGCTATTTTACGCCGCCAAGCGATTGGTCGGCTATGCCATTGCCAAGGCCCAGAAGCGCGGCGACCTACCGCAATCGCCGGACTGGTATAAATGGGAGTTTTCGACCCCACCGAAACTCACGATCGACGACGGCAGAATCACAAAAGAACTAGAAGCACTCTGGAAAATGGGTGCTGCTAACATGCGAGATATTGTTTCAATGCGAGGTAAAACGCTTGAAGCACACTACCAAGAAAGAGCGCAAGAAGTTGCACTACGGAAAATTGCTGCACGAAAAGCAGAGGAACTTTACGGCGTGACTATTGATGACCGAGAAATGTCAATGCTGACTGCAAACGAAATGGCACCACCAGATCAAAATACTCAAATCCAACCATGAAAATTGAAATCGAAAACCGTGCCGGGATTATTAAATTAAACTCTGGCGTTAATAAGGAAAGTGCTGACCAACTAATCGACGATCTAGATCGCCTTTACGGTCAATCAGCTGTACTAGCACAAATGTGTATTTGTGAGGTGGTATGCTCTGCCAGTGATGCACTTGAGTTGGTCGAGGTTGAAATCAATTCGCCTGGCGGATCCGTATTTGAGGGTCAGCGGATTTACAACGCACTACGCTCTATGTCGGCGCGTGGAGTCAATGTCACCACCAGAGTGAACGGACTCGCAGCCAGCATGGGCAGCGTGATTTTAATGGCCGGTGACCAGCGCGAGATGACCACTGGCAGCCGCGTCATGATTCACGAGGCATCTACCATCGCCATGGGAGATGCTAGGGCGCTGCGCAAACAATCCGACTTGCTCGAGTCGATCAGCGATGAACTCGCGACCATCTATGCAGAGCGCACCGGACAGGATGAAAAACAGATCCGCAAAATGATGTATGCCGAAACGTGGATGACCGCCGATGAAGCGATGCAAAATGGCTTCGTTGACACCGTCATCAAGGACGGCAAAGACAAGTCGAAATTTGACAGCGCTGCAAATGGTATGACTGGACTACTTTCCAAATTGTTTCCCGGTAACGACGAGGCCGCGAAGATCGAGGCATCCCTCGTCGAGAACGATTCACTTCGCGCTGAGCTAAGCACCGCTAACGCTACCATCACCGAGCTGCTCGCAGTAGGTGAGGCCAACGTGGCTTTACAAGCTGAGCTTGTCACCGCTCGCCAAGACCTTGTCAGTTTGCAATCTAAGTTTGAGCAATCGCTCAAGGCCGTTACCGACCTTGAAGATGACGCTGCAAATATTGACCAGCACATCGCCGAAAAGGCATCCGAGCTTCTCGCCTCTACCGGTCACCCATCTCCTGTCGCACTTGCCGAGGTAGCCATTGAATTGTCTATCCGTGCCCAGTACGACGCAATCACCAACCCAGCTGAACGCTCTGCATTCCGCAAAGCCAACTGGGAAAAACTCTCCACTAACAACTAATAAACAACCATGGCTAACACCTTCGCCGCAGGGCTTATTGTTGACTCGCTCCGCGATGCTGCAATCACAACCCTCTCATCCCGTTTAGCTCCGCTCAAATCATTTGCGCGGGACTTTTCGGCCGATCAACTCCGCCCACGCGCAACTGTACAGGTTCCGATCTGCAGCGCTGGTGCTACTGTCCAGACCAACGCCACCAGCTTTGAATCTGGTGACAGCACGCTCACCGCCGCTGCCGTAACGGTCAATCAATACACCGCCAGTTTTGTTCTGACCAATTCTGAAATCAACCAAGGTTTCCGCATTGAAATGCTTGCTGAAAAAAATCTTCGTCAGCTTGCTAACAAGATCATCGACATTGCACTCACACCCGTGACCATTGCTAACTTTGGCGCTGCCGTGGTTGATGTTGACACAGCATCTCTAGTTACTGCGGCCAGCCTCAAAAGCCTTTGGGCCGCGTTGCAAGATGGCTCCGAGCGCAACCTTGTTGTGGACGGCTCGATCTATGCGCAGTTTCTTCCATCCAATCTTGATGGCTTCACGCTGGCCGGCAATGGCCGCAGCTCGGGCATCTTTGGTTTTGACGGATTCTACTTTAACAACCGCTGGACGGGCGCAGGTGCAACCATCAAAGGTTTCGCCGCATCGCCAGAAGCTATCGCAATGGCAGCTGGCATTCCGCTAAGCTCGCCGGTCACCGACGATCTGATTTCACAGGAAAACATCCTCATTGAAGACCTCGGTCTGACGGTGCAGATGAACATGTGGAGCAGCCGTGCAAACCGCGCACTCTGGTGTTCCTACGACATCATGTTTGGGGCAGCAAAAGGCGACGATAGCGCACTTAAACTTCTGGTTCTCACACCATAATTTATGGACGAAAGCAACTATATTCTCGTCACTGCTGAAGGTAAGATTATTCCTTGCATCAGCTTTGACGCGGGAGTGGTCGAATCCAAGAATCATGGCATTTGCAAACTTTACAGTCTCAACCTCGTTGAGGTGTTTAATGCAAACAAGGCTTTGTGGGTGAATGAGCTTCCAAAAAAGAAGCTGACTAAGTAGTGTATTCATAGTAAAAAAAGCCCATCACCCATCTCGGGTGGTGGGTTTTTTGACTTCGTGCCTAGGGCATGAGCGGCATTGATGACTTTTTAATTGGCGGCAACACCGAGACCGACGAACTCATTGGAACGCGCGAGATGATCTGTGCCGGCCAGACGTTCGCAGTAGTTTTTAATGATGCGCGGAAAAGCTACCAAGGGGCGCTGGGTGGGCTAGAAAGCGACCTGCAGGCTACCGTGGTGGCACAGCCCGGGGCAGTGATTAATCCGATCACGCTCCTCCAGAAACGCTGCACCATCGACGGCGATGCATTCCGCGTGGCTGAGGTTGCAGTCGGCAACGTGGCCATCACGTTCACGCTGGCGAGCGTTGATAATTCTAAGTAAAAAAAAGTCTTTACAAGTCTGTAGGCAAAGCCTACAAAGGGGCGTGCAAGTAACTCTCCTACGCGACTATCAAGGACAATCCGTTGACGGCTGGATGATGTCCGAGAAGCTCGACGGCTGGAGAGTGATCTGGGACGGTGCTGAGTTCATCACCCGCGAGGGCAACGTGCTGGCCGCCCCCGCATGGTTTAAAGCAGGCATGCCAGCAGTCGCACTAGACGGTGAGTTGTTCGCCGGTCGCGGCAACTTCAACGCTATCCAGACACTGATGGCTGCAGGCTGGCACGGTCTGACATTCCAAGCATTCGACGCACCGAGCGCCGCACCATTCCGCGCTCGCTACAAGCAACTGCTCACCATCGCTCTCCCAGCTCACGTCGGCATCGTCAAGCAAGTGCGCTGCAACGACACCCGCCACCTCATCGAACATGCCGACGAGATCGTGACGGCTGGAGGCGAGGGTGCCGTGGTGCGCAACCCACGCGCTCGCTATATCGCCGGCCGCACGGATGACGTGCTGCGCTGGGTTCCACAATGCCCACGCCTTAATCGGCGCAAGGCCGCGTGAGGTTTGACTCCGCGCATAAAGCGTGGATGTGAATCTGAAAATGGACAGGGCATCGATTGCCAAGTTTGAAAAAACGATTGCCGAATTTGTCGCTGCAACTGGCAAGACTAATGAGGAGGGAGTAAAACGCATGGCAAAAGCAGCATGCAAGCGCCTTGCCTCGACCGTGCAACCATATGGATTAAAAGGAGGCAAATTGGCAAAGTTTGAGAAGAGCGTTGGAACACAAGTTGAACGTGCATGGCTTGGCACAAACCTCGGAGCATTCCCAGCAACGAACAGCATGAAAGATGCTCACTACCGAGCAAGGCGAAATGGAGTTGTGCCACATCGGTTATTTAGAAAAGAGAAAGGCAAGCCGTGGCTTGACCTTATTTCAGCATCCGAGAAAAACGATTACAAAAAGATCGCTATGGAAAAAGTAGGTCGTGCAAAAGCAGCATGGGTGAAGATTGCCAATGACCTTGGCAAGCCTAAGATGAGTGGACTTAATAAGATTGTCACACGGCATTTAACCGGGGCAAAAGGCAGTCACACAACATCTGGAACCGGGACAAAGACTGCTATCGAGATTTTTAACGACACCCCGTATTTAACAAAAATCCAATCCAGCAGTGACGTGACAAAAGCAGTCGCTGAAGGAATGAAAAACGGATTGAAATGGATGGCAATCACCACTGAAAAAACTATTGAAAAAGCCAATAGGCAACTCTAATGACAACCGAACGATTAGAAAGCAACCTCGTCGCGTACCTTACCGACGTTTCGCCATCAGATGAAATCTCGATTGTGAACGAAAGGCAACGCGCTGAAATCGAGCTACCATGCTTGAGCGTTGGTGCATCATCGACCGATCGCTATGCAGTCGCTCTTCCAGGCGTTCTTAAGGTCGGCATCAACATCACGCTGCGCTGTCACGCCGGTGATGAAGCCGACTCGAATGTCGCATCTTGGCAAGATCAGATCGAATCGCTCTTGAACGATCCGACCGTGATCAAAGAATCGTGCACAGATGGGATTCTAATCCAATTCTGGGATTTCCAAGGTGCGACGACAAGCTGGGACGAGTCGGTGCTTGAAACTGTATACTCTGCCGAGTGCCTACTCATGAGAATTTGACACCGTCTAAAAGTGTATGGCAACTCAATTTGGCGCATCAGGATCAAAAGGCGTTTTCGGCATCACTGCCGCTGAAACTGGAGTATTAGCGGACACCGTTACCTATTCTTCGAGCCAAGAATCTAAAGTGGTGCGCAACATCACTGGTGACACAATCGGAAAGACATTTTACGATGAGCGAATCGAAGTTTCGATCTCGGGATTCGTGCCCGATGCTACTGCATTTTCTGGAACTCTTGCTGCTGCGATCACTCTGGTTACTGCCCCAACCGACTACCTCAAAGGATCAGTCGGCACGATCACTATCATCGACTCGGTAACCCGTACACATACGAGCGAAGATTTCCAGAAGCTTGATATCACAGCGATGAATCACCCGCTAATTACTGCATAAATGAAAACACTCTTATATGAACATTCCAAGGTTTGGCTTCGCGTCGGTTGACGGAAGCTCTGCCGAGGTGAACAACCCACGCTTGGCGGCAACGATATATGCCTTTGATGTGCCTTTGAACGAGGCAAACCCATACGCAACCGCCGTGGGTGACGGCATCAACGGAGTTCGCGTGACTTGGCATTTCCAGCAATCGTCTCCTTGTGGGAACAGCCCAAAACTGATTGCTAGTCACTGGTCTGACAGGCAATGGATCGAGTTAAATCCAACTCACCCACTTGCAATGTGCAAGGCAGCATTTGGGTTTCTCGAAAACCTTTCGCTAGCAATAAAACACAACCGCGGATTCCCGCTGTATCACGGTGCGGCCTGCAGGATCACGAACACGCGCAAAGCCGCGGTGATGCAGGCGCTCGGGCATCCAATCATTGGGTGGCGGCGTAACGAGAAGGTGACAACTTGGTGCTTCCATGAAGCAGCCGCAACCGACGCTCTGCTTTACGACGACGAGCATCTGTACGACCGCTTGCCAGATGCTGCTATCTCTTACATCAAAGGCGCATTGGTGGGGCATGAAGCGATGATTGTCGTTATCAACGACATCCAATTTGCCCGAGTCGAGCATCGAGGCAGGATCGCCATGATCGGCAAGCACATCCCAAAGAAGCAACTTGATCAGATTGAAAAAATACTATTCCGAAAATGAACGACAAAATTAACACAGAGGACGCATGGATCGACTTGCCGCCATCGATCGAAATTAACGGTGAGATGGTTGACTTGAAGCCATTCTCAGAACGAATCTCAGCATCGGTTTCTTTCGCATTAAAGAGGATTGCTGGTGATTCTCCAGATCATCTTGCCATCGGTGCTTATCTGGTTGCTGCCGGAAAAAAACCATTCGAGGCGGCAAAGATTCTGCAGTCGCCTGATGCGGCCACCTATTTTGAAGCTGAGATTCTAGCCATCTCTGAAAAGGATTTTCAACTTGTGATGGACTACATCAACCGGGTGATCGAGCGCAGAAACTTGTCAACAGTGGAGGTGGTTTCTAAGCTGGGAAAGTAAATGGCGATCCATCTGGCGACTGGTCATGCATGGTCGACATGCTTGCCTCGGAATACGGATGGAGCATCGAAACGATATCAAATATGCCGATCGATCAAACCAGCCAACTGATCCACGCTCTTCTGCATCGCAAGGGCGTGAAGGTCTACCTCAAGACTTACGAGGTTGATGACCAGCACGAATCCCTGGCTGATCGGATCGCAAAAATAATGAACTCGGTTGACACCGGGGAATAGGTATGGCCGGACTCACGATCAAAATCAGAGGTGATGCCTCGCAGTTCACGAAGACGATGTCTGGCGTGAAAGGTTCGATCAGCAGCATCACAACGCCGCTTGGTGCGATCACCAAGGTGGGGCTGGCGATCGGTGCAGCATTTACTGCTGCGGCTGGTGCTGTGGCTGTGGCGGCCTACAAGCTCAACTCGATTGGCGAGGAAGGTCGTGCTAGCGATGCGAAGCTGAAGAATGTCGTAAAGACGATGGGGCTGTTTGGCGGTCAGTCTGAGACTGTCGCAAATAGGCTTTTGGATGTGGCTGACGCGACCGCAAGGAAGATCGGGGTGGACGATGACCTAATCGCATCGACGCAGGCCATAGTCATGTCGTTCGAGGACATCGGGAAATCTGCTGATGTGACCGGCGGATTGTTCGATCAAGTCACCAAGGCTGCGCTCGACATGTCTGTGCTTTTTGGTGGAGATGCCACAGGCTATGCAGTGCAACTTGGAAAGGCGCTCAGCGATCCAGAAAAAGGTCTTGCAGCACTGAAAAAGACTGGCGCACTGACTCGTGCTGACATCGAGCGCATCGGTGGTGAATTCGCTCGCACAGGCAACAAGGGACAAGCATTTGCCGACATCATCGGAGCGATTAACCGGCAAGTTAGTGGACAATCTGAAGCAGTCGCAAAATCATCGGAGAAGATCAAGGTATCGCTCGGACAAGTCATCGAGAACTTTGCAAAACCATTCTCAGAGGGTTTCAACGCATTACCAGCAGCACTTGAATCGGTCTTTCCGGCTATGTCAGCAAAAGCAACTGAGCTTGGCAGTGTAGTTGGCACATCACTAGCGTCAGCAATCGCTGGAGATGCAACAAGACTAAATCAGCTCGGCACTATCGTTGGAACACTTATTGGAGAGGCGATCATTTACGGTCTTAAACGATCAACGGTAAATATCGGTGGATTAATTGCTGACCTTATAGTAAAAACATCACCAGACGTTACCACACAAGCAACTGTTAGTGTTGGAAAAGTTATCGCTCAGAAATTATTAAATACTGATGCTCTAAATGGTCAAAGCGATATCAACAACGCATTGAAAGCATTCAATGATGCAATTTATAACCTCAGAGCAGCAGGAACCGTCATCACTGGCCCAACTGGTGACAAATTTAGACCAGCATTTGCTGGCGAGCAATCGATCTATCAAGACTCGTCTGGCAATAAGATTGTGCCGCTGCTCGAGAAGATCGTGACCAACACGACGGCAAATCCATTCCCATCAAAATAACATGGCAACGACATTTGGAATCTCAAATACTGAAATTTACCGTCAGCCGGGACTGACGATTGGCATCAATGACAAAAGCCAAATCTCCGGTGCTGGTGAGTACGTCATATCAAAAAATCAGGTCAACACGATCCTTGCCAAAGTTTATCCCGGCGCTTACGCCACGACAATCGACAGTGGAATTCCGCTATGGGCGACTAACCTAATCGTCGAGAGTTATGACGTGTCGATCGATGAAGGTGGAATCGCAACGATCAAGATTCAATATATCGCACCGTCTGGCAACCAGTATGACTTCCCAGAAGGTTCACTACCCAAAAACCAACCGACATACAGGCTAGAGGGAAGGCTTTCTGAGAAGTCACTGACTGAGCATCCGAAATTTAAAGCACTCGATCAAACTCAACAGATAGCACTAAAAGAACTAATTTCTGGAAACATAATCTGGGCTGACAATGCAGTTACTCCTAATGATTTCAAACTTTGGTATCCTCGCAAAGAAGACGGATCACAAAATGTTTTTTATGTCACTCTTGCTGGTGATTCGATCCAATTTGCAAATATGATCGCTGGAGGCATCACAAATTATGTCTCGCCGACAATCACTTGGACGGAGACTTCGGAGGGAAGCTCGGCAATGACATCCGCGCAGCTCAACAAGCTAGGCAAGATATCGTCTCCTCGAGGCCCAGAACCAGAACCGTCTGGCACTAGAAACTGGATGCTGACAGGAGCCGGTCAGGAACAACGAGGCAGTGCTGATGGAGCAATTTACCAGACGACTATCGAATGGACGCTGTCAGAGGCTGGCGGTTGGAATTCATTTCTCTACACTTAAATGCAAGCAAATCACGGACAATCAGAAATTCCACTGCCAACCATCACCGACGATGCTCGGTGGATTGGTAGATTTTCGCGTGAGGTGCGTAGATCGATTGCTGCATTGCGTGACCGAAAAATAATTGTCACAGGTCAAAATATAAGGTTCTCCGCTGGGACTGGGCAAGCATGTCCGTTCGGTGAGATCATTACGGTCGACGACGGCACCTACACCAAAGCAATTTCCGGCGGGTTGTTCATGTGTGGCAACATGAATTTCAACGTCCCATACAGAGGCATTGTCCTAGCCACCAGCGGATCTTGGCTGGTCAAACTAACGCTGACCGGCATCGACCCGGCGACCGACGACGACGACCAGGTATTTCTCAGTGGGGTCGTCACCGCGAGTGGCACACCCGCCTGGGGGACGATCGCCTATACCGGGTCAGAGAGCTACACCAGCAACACCAACCCAGCATCACCTAGCGGCACCGGCACGATCGTCATCCCGATCGGTATACTCGTCGTCGCATCCGGCGCTGCTACCCTGACGCCTGTAGGGTGCGGCACCATCGAGGCACACCAGTGCGGTGGCATCCTAACCCACACCCGAGGATGACTGTTACCACCATACCAGAAGCAAACGTGATACTCACCGAATGCGGATGTTGTCTCATGCCAGTGGGTGAGGCGCCTAGAGTTGAAAATGAATCCATAGAGGTCACAGTTGCATTGTGCGGTACTGGGGCATATGAATACACTGACGACTGGGACGAAAGCCCTTGCTCTGTACGCCAAACGAAATTCAGGAAACTTGCTTACACTGTACACGAATCAAGATCTGGTGTCGGAGGATTTACCACCGTAACAGAAACGACTTATGCTTTGTCAGCTAGCAATAGCTGCCAATATACCAATGCGGTGACAGATGGTTTTGGTTCTGGCGAAATAGACCCGGGCAATTCTGGAATAACAATGGAGGCAACGGTGTATTCGCAAGGCGGCAATCGAACTGCTTACTTTTTTAAGGAGGAGCAAACCGGCAGTGCAGATCCTGATGTGACGTGGAACGCTTATTTGCTGTGGGAATATTCAGATGCTCCAGCAAACCCGCTTAATGCATTAATATCGGATGCCGATGGATTCATCGCTAGTGCATTTGCTGATGTTAATTTTACTTGCACAGGCTTGGTTCGAGGCAGCACTTCCACATCTATCACTCAGGTTCTGAGTCAAACAACTTGCGCGACCATATCTCCAAGTGAACCAGTAAGTCTTAAACGGAGACAGTCAAGATTGCGCGTCGGTGTGCCTTCAAATTACAGCACCAATCTATTGCCGAAAACAATTTACGGACTGACATGGCAATACATCGCAGCATTTAAACCATGGTGGGATTGGCATGACGGCGGTCGAGTCGGATCAGCACCAGCAAATGGTGTGGTGCTAGTCACTCCAGCCAATTGGCAATGGGGCGGTAACATGTCGACACAGTTTAGCGACTGGTTCGACATCCCGCTCGAAGACCAATCCATTGTCGAGACGAGAGTCGCAAACATGCAGTACACCCATTACCTATCAACCCGCTTTGGATCACTACCAGTCAATACCGGACCACAAGTATCAACCGCATGACCGATCCCGACGAGCAATGGCAAGCACCACCAACTCCTGAACGTCAGGGGAAACTTGGCGACATTGTTGCTCGGGTCGCGCAACCTATTGCCAAGGCGCTCGATGCTGTCCTAGGAACTCAGGTACAATCATGTAAAGCGTGCGCTAAACGTCGTGAGGCATTTAATAAAATCGGCAATTTTGACATCTGGCAATGATTGATGGAACTCACGCAGTCAATTTTATCATACGGCTTG